TAAAATAGTACCAGATGGTTCACTAATCCGAAGTTCAGTACCTGATACCGCAGTGCCTACAAAAACAACTGGGTCTGACGCAGTTGTACTAATAGTTCCATCACCGTGAGCATAGTAACTTTGACCCAAAGTGAGGCCAGATTGACTATCATCTATGAATCCAGAAACATTTATAGTTGCAGTTTGTCCAGAGGTATAGCCGTCTGAAACTGTTCCTATAAAGTTATCGCTCTCAAGATTTGTAGCTGTGATAGTATTTTTAAATAAACTTACTTTCCCTGACGCATTGCCGTACTGGTACCCCATTACTACCTGTTTGGAAGGAGCATGAAATGTGCTGTTGTTTTGATAAATTGGGTTAGTGTCAGAAAATGATTGCTCTGTTTCGAATGTAATATCTGAACCACTGACCGTTGCTACCAAGTATTTTCCAGCGTAAAGTGGCGCTGCCGAACGATCAACATAATTGATAACCATTTTGTTATTAATGCTATCAAAGGCGATTGATGTTTTGTCTATGAACTTACTTGCAAAAGTACGAATAGTACCAAAACTTATCGAATTATTAGAAGGATTAACCGTGCCTACAACTGCTTTTCCGTAGCCAGAATCGCTACCGTCTTGATACGCAATCACTACCTTGCTGGAGTTACTATCAAACGCTATTGAAATAGCGGAAGTTGTACCCAGTTCAAACTGAACGCCACTACCCCAAGTAATATTGTTACCTACACCAACCTCACCTACAAAAGCAGTCCCTCGGCTACTTGCGCTATTGTTTTTACATGCTACGACAACTCGGTTAGTGCTACTGTCAAAACACGAACAGATTTCAATATATGTACTGCTGCTAGTGCCTAAGCCAACACCCACATCGTCGCAAGCTACTTCACCAAAACCGTTTATCGTAAGAACTTTAGAAACAAGTTTGTAGTAAGGTGGTCTCGACGCATTACTATCCCGACCCACAAACACAGTTTTGTTACTATTGGTATCAAAAGCAAGTGCTTGTTGAAAAGACATTGCTGCAATTAAAGTATTTGCGATGCTAAAACTTATTGTGTTTGTGGCAGGATTGACTGTTCCAGCAACCGCCTTTGTATAGTTGCTATTACTGGCATCAGTAAAAGAAACTATGACCTTGTTATTAAAGCTATCAAAACAAGCGGCTATGAAGTTAGTGGTTCCAGATTCAAACTGAGTCTCAGAACCAAACGTGATAGTCGAACCAGAAACCGTACCGACAACAGCAACACCATCGTCGGAACCTGTAAAATCCTTATACAAAACTACAATTCTGTCATTGTAGGTGTCGTGGACAACATTGACATAATTCACTAAATCTGAGTCAAAAGTTATTGGAGAACCTATACTTTGAGGGGTAGTAGAAACACCAACCGCACTAACAGTGCCATCAGAATTTAAAACAATTGTGTCCCCTGTACTTAATGTTCCAGAAGCTACAGCCTTAAAACCGCTTTTATCATTTTTGTTTTTTCCGATAAATTTCATAGCAGTCACTCCGATACATCGTCTGGGTTGTCGGCAAATTCTGGCTCAGCCCAATCTGGGTTTAGTGTCCACGCCGTGCCGTCAAGTGTGTACTTGTTTCCCGCCCAATCGGACGGAGCATTACTAATATTCTCAGTAATAGTGACGGTGTTAATGTTTAGGTCACAGATTATGTTAGTAGGCGGGCTTCCTACTGTAATGCTATCGACAGTGCTGGTGATAACAACGTCATCATCAAGTAAATACTTGCTCAAGCCGGTTGACGTTTCTACAATAGTTTTCAATTCATTATCCTTTCATAGCCAGAATTAATCTGTCATCAACTCGTAGCTGACTAAGTAGGTGAGATCACTGGCTGCGGAAGCAGTGACCGCTAAGATGTCTGTCTCATCTAAGTAAAAACCGCTGTCCTTACTTACGACCACCAAACTTTCATCCGAAGGGACGGACACATCTTTTGCAATCGGAACGTAAGTCACACCGTCATCCGTACTGACTTCAACCGTCACATCTGCGGCGTTTGTACCGTCAATATTAGCAATGATAAGCGAGTTTATCTTGGCGACCTTGTCAGCGGCTACATCAACAATCGAAACTCGGCTGGTTGTCACCGCACCCGCCGCCATAACTGGAGTTATTGTTGCTACGTTAATTAAATTTACTACGGTCATTTATTTGTCCTCATCCAAATACGATTGCCGCAGCTATCGCAAAACCTTTTGTTGCTTTGGCGTCTACCGCCGCCACAGTTGCGTAGTCGCTTGCCGCTGTAGTAGCCGCAGAGCCAAGCCCTAAATTAGTACGGGCAATAGAAGCACTGTCCAAGTCTGAGAGGTTAGACGATTGCGCTAGGAATCCAGATCCAGCAGTAACGCCAGCCTCCCAAACCGAACCAGTGTAAACCTTTAGTGTATTAGTGGTACTATTGTAGAACAAATCGCCTTCATCAAGGCTCGTTGTTGGATCAGTAGCCCCTGTTCTATATACATTTGCAAAGCTATTGACTGAGGTAAGATTAGTCGCAACAGTATTAACATTAGCTATAGAACCACCAACATTATTTACGTTGCTGATTGATCCCGCGACTGTTCCTATATTGTCAGAGCCAGATAGATCAGTGGCAATCGTTGCAATGTTGGCAGTATCACCAGCAACCGTAGTCACGTTAGCTGATATACCTGCAACCGTGGTTACATTGGCAGAGATACCAGCGACCGTTGTCACATTCGCGCTTACCCCTGCAACCGAAGTAACGTCAGAGCTAATACCAGCAACCGCTCCAATGTCAGTTCCGTCTGCCGCAACAGTAGTAACATCTGCACTAATACCGGCCACGGTAGTAACGTCAGAGCTTACACCAGCAACAGTTGTCACATTCGCAGATATTCCCGCAACGGTTCCAATATCTGCGCCATCTGCCGCGACTGTTGTAACGTCTGCGCTTATGCCTGCCACTGTTGTCACGTTTGCGCTGATTCCAGCTACAGTTGTGACGTTTGCTGAAATGCCCGACACTGTGTCAATGTTTGTCTGCTCTGCGCTTGTGGGCGTAGTGCGCAGCCAGGACGTTGTGCCGAGGTTATAAACCTTTGTGACGTTGTTCGTAGTATCAAAGAACAGCGCCCCGTCAATTAGCGCATCACCGTCATTGTCTACAGTCGGATCGCCGCCAGAGGTCGACTTGGCTCCTAAGTAGCGATCATCGAATGTGTCAAGCGCAAGCTCCGCAGCGGTCTGGGCTGTTTCTGCCGCTGTTTTCGCTGTTTCGGCATTGGTCTCCGAAGTTTCTGCATTTGTCTCTGCGGTCTCAGCAGCCGCCTGCGCAGTCTCCGCTGCCGTTTGCGCGGTCTCTGCTGCTGTCTGCGCCGTCTCTGCATCTGTGGCGCTCGATGCTGCCGCTGTGGCGCTGGTGGCCGCTGCCGCTGCGTCAACAATCAAATCATACTTTGCGCTGTTAGCATTTGTTGTAAGTGGCTGTGCGCCGCTAGAAGTGTGCTCAGAGTTTACAAGGAAAATATTATTGGTGCTGGTGTCTTTAACTAAGTCCCGAACCTTGTAAACAGTTGACGCGGCCCAATTGCCTTGGAAGGTTCCAAGCTCTTGCGTAACCGCCAGATCGCCGGAGCCATCAAACGAAAACACTTTGTTCGCACGATCAGCCGCAGAGATTACAAACTCAGAACCAGCAAGCACGTTGGTACGAGAAGCTTTGATCGCTCGGCCCAGCTGCTCGTCGTGCTGCTGCACCATGAAGGTAAGCTTGTCTAAGCTATCCTCAAGAGACCCCGCAGGGAACGGATCGTTAGGAACCAGGTCTAGCCCTTGCTCCAAGTCCATCTCGCGCAGAATAACAACAGTAACGCCTGACGCCGGTGCGGTGCCGAACACCACGTTGCCGCCACCAACATCCCCGACACCTGTAACAGTGTAATCAGTAATGATGGCTTGTACGGTCTCTGTGCCGTTACTTGCGCGAAGGATGACAGTTAGATCATCCTGGTCAAAAACCTTGAAGCTATAAGCAAAGGTGGTTAACGATCCATTGCCGCTATAACTTGCTCGGTTTGTGCTGCTTGATACTGTCATGTTAAATCCTTATCTCAGCCGAAAAGTACCACATATCTCACCCATTTCCTAGAGAGCTATTCAAACGCTCTTGATATTTCTGGTGAACGACTAGGCGTTGTGTCACCTGGCCCCCACCAATACTTCTGACCTGTTTGTTTTCTGGCCCTACTTTCCAACCGGCGAAACTTAGTTTTAGCCTTTGGGTCAGTCATTAACTGCATCTGGTCCCACAGCCCACGCTCCAATGCTAATCTGCCATACCAAAGAGAAGACCCAGGAGTGTACCGCTGTGTAAACTTAACTAGCTCACTAGCTGCGTTAGTATCCTGGCCTGTAGCGGCCTGGTATAGATTGCCCACCGTTAGCTCAAGAACATCTTGACCGGCCCCGGCGACTGGACCAGCTATTGTTTCGGCTATCCCCGACCCATACCGGCTTGTGGCGGAAGTCAAGAAATCGCCAAAGATACCTATGCCGCCGCCCTGCATAAATGCTGCAAACCAGAACTTTGCAGTCTCTTCGCTGTCTCCAACCATTTCACGCGGGTCTCTGCCCTTAGAGATCTCTTTCATTTGCAACGCCAGAGCGCCCATAAGCGTTGTGGAGATTAACAGGTTTGAATAATAAGCGCCTTTCGAGGAAGACTGCGGCAGCTGCATACCCCGCATCAAGTGCGTATTAACCAGGGTAACACCGAAGTTTTTATACATTGCAAACGATCGCGCCATTTCGCCGGTAAGCGTACCAGGCTGTGTGCCGCCAGTTAGGAATGTAGCACCACGCACAGAGGTGGACGGAACCGCAAAGTTGGTCTCCGTGTTTATCATCTCAAGCAGGCGAGTAGATATATTATCGCGCAGAGCCTCATCAATATCAGTACGCGCAGCGATGTCGGTAGGGCGTATGAACTTTGCACCCTTCTCGTCATAAGGTTCTGTGCGCCGGATTATGTCCCACTGCGTAGCCTGGATATTGTACCGCTCCATTGTTGAGCGAAAGTTAGGGTCAAGCTCGTCAAAGGTTTTGCCAGCGTTGCGGGCTACAGTACCCATGAACTCCATGCCAAATGCCCATCGCCCAGCAGAAGTCATAGGCGATAAGAAAGATGCTCTCATTACAAAGTCAGATATTCTGCGCGTGACTTCTGGGCCAGACATATCTCCGACAAAGCGCATTTGACCAGCGGCCAAGCTAGTCCAACCTTCAGCAATAAGGCCGGAACTGATAGCAAGCTCTCCCTTCGCCTTGGCCCCTAGAGGGCTCATATACTTTAGGTAGTCTTTAAGTATGCCGGTTTGTGGCAAGCCTGCGAATTGACGGGCGAGGCGCTGGAAGTTGACATCCGTTACCGCTGAGATCGCTGCCGCACCAAGTTGCGCAGACTGCAACACCTGGCGCGTTCCTGCCATTGTCGATGCAAACTTGCTGTTGATAGGAGAGTTGTTACGGCCAGATACGGCCATATACATATCATCAAGGCGCTTACCAGTCGATCGGGCCTTGTCTTTTAGGGCTTCGTCTTTTGCCATTTTGGCTTGCTTAGTCAGCGTGTCTTTCATAAATGTTATAGTTGACGTTGGGTTAGGTCCAAGCACTTCCATCATAGAAATATCACGGGACATATTAGAAATGTGCGATACCATAACGTCAAATACGTTATCGTCGCCAAATTCTTTTTGGTACTCAAGCCAGCTATCAGCGTCCTTAAAAACTAAAAAGCGATGATCCTGGCGTTGGTTTGCAAGGCTTTTACCACGCCCGCCGGAACCAGGGGTCATCTTGTTTGCGCCCTCTGTGGTTATAGTTTCATAAACATCTTTAAGGGCCAACTCTAAGCGTTGAGGCGTAAAGGCGAGACCTGTCACTTGGTCTATCATATCATTAGGAGAAAGCTTGGGGAGAATGTTGCTTCTCCAAGCTTCATAACCAGCCTTGCTTATTTTTAAACTTTGATGATTTTGAGGCAAGAACCACTTTTCATTTTTTGGAATAGACCCACCGGCCCTGTTAAACTTTTTGCGCAATGTCTCTGCGGTCTTTGTCCACGCAGCCGCCATCTCTTTTGCGCTGGTATCCCCCGTGCTTTCACCAAAGATCTCGCGCGTCATGTTTTTAAGCTGGGCTTTTTGACGAACTTCTCCGACCAGGTTGCGCCGAAACGTACCAAGAACCTTGTTCATTTCAGCGAAGGCCATGCCTTTGATAGCGTCTTCCCTTTGCGTGACGCTAGAGAAACGAGACATTCCGTCTTGCTCAAGGTGAGCTACAGCAGCGGCGAAAGGATTGCTGCGACCTAGCCGGTCTTTGTATTGGCTCATATTAAAACTGACTTGCTGCCAGGCTTTAGCAGTTAAAAGCTTCTTGCGCTTGCGCTCAAAGGCTTGGCGTTCAAGTGCATCGAAGGTGTCACGCGCTGCCTGGCTAGACGCCTGGCCGGAACCCATTTTGCCCTGGTACTGCTCTTCAAGCTCGTCGAGAAGATCCCGCGCCTCTTTCGCCTGGGCTTCTGTAATGGTCCCCTCGGCCTGGGCGTTAACAATACATTCCCTAAAGCTCATTTTGCGCACCCTCTTAAACGATCCAGCATCTTAACATCCTGGTCAAATTCATCTTTCATGTCACGCAATGTTTGGTATTGCGGCACGATTTCGTTTGTCTCTTCGTCCAGGCGGCTACCGATAGGAATTTCGGTATCTTCTCTGAAGTTGACTTGTAGCTCTTCTAGCAGTATATCGGTGTCGGAGGTATCAACATTGAGATTTTTTCTAGTAGATGGGTCTATACCCGCAATCGAAACAGAACCAGGCGCAATGGTGTCGCTTGCAACTGACGGGTCTTGGAACCCGATCTCTTCTGGCGAGATACTTTCTGACACACGTTCCCCAGAGGTTACGCGCGACATGGTGGCGTCACTGACAACCAGGCTTGGCTGGTCTATGCCAGAAGGAAGCTGACGGTTTATAAGTGCCGACCAGCTTTCAGAAAGATTGCCTGCAACCTCTCCGTATAGCTTCTTCATATCCTCAACAGCTTGAGCCCTAGCCGCATCTGGCTGGTTTAGATCTCTCGATACATTGTAAAGCTTTGTACCGCCGCCAACCTTTGCCTCCAACATTCCAGGAGGCCAGATCTGCACTTCGCCAATCTGCCCATCATCGAATATAACGGAAAGCTTGCGATCAAAGTAACCTTCGCTAGTAAACCCATAACCTTCGTCAATTACTTTGTATCTCTGAGACAGTGCCGACACAAAGGCCTCTGCTGCATCATTTGTGTCTGCACTAATTCCGCCGCGCGCAACATCTGTAATCCTGTTAAGATCTCCAGCGTACTTGTCACGCAACTTTTCTTCGACCCTAGCACGTTTTTTAAGGGCCGCTTTCTTCTGCGTTGCCCCAGCAAACTTAGCTGCCTTAGAAATTTCATCCGTCAGTTCAGCATGGTTTCGTTCTGCGCGGGCCATGATTTCATCGACATCAGCAAAATTTTGCTCTGTTTTAATCTGGCTATCAAGAACCTTGCTTTCGATAGGATCCATATCTTGCAAGCGAACAATACGATCTTCTGGCATAACGGCAGGCTTGCCGATCTTTGCCTTAGCTGCATCGTTTGCAATCACACTGCCCAGGACATCGCCCTCTAACTGGCTTGCCTGGTCTAGCGATCCTTGACCGAAAGCATCATCGAAGGCGTCTAGCTGGCCTTCCTCTGCGCTAGATCGTATTGACGCGATTTCATCTGGAGCATCGAAAGAGCGTCCAGCATCGCCAACTTCTGCGCGGTCAAACTCGCCTGCTGAAATTGCTCGTCTGACATCTTCGATAAAGCTAGTTGTAGCGGCGTTATAGCTGCCGGTTTCTTTTGCGTTTCTTGCTGCTGCTGTGAGGGCGTCTGAGAGAGCGCCTTTTCTGTTCGCTTGACTTTGGAGGAGCGCGACCGCTTTGCCATCTTCTTGAGCCCTTCTTTGGTTTGCATCTCTTGCTAGTAGGTTGCCTTCATCCTCAAGCCGCGTAGCGTTCTTAATGAGGTTTTGGAATGAAGACTTGTCTTTGCGCAGCTGTTTTTGCGCCCGGTCTAAAACCTTTGCCCGCTCCATGAACAGACTTGTTGTCAGCACTTCATCGCCGAACAAGCTTTCCTGGGTCTCTGATACCAGGCTAGTTTCTCTCACCTGGCGCACGATTGACTCTGCCTGGAAAGCATTAGCTGGCTCTGTCTTAGCCAGGACATCGAGGGCTGCTTTCTGCAATCCTTCATCACCAGGGATTAAACGGCCAACAATAGCCGCAAAGTTTGGCGCAACAACTTCGTTCTTCACCATGCCCCAAGCATCGCCAACTAGGTTTGCAAGGTCTGTGGCCTGGCGAACAAACGCTGACCTGGGCGGCAACTCACCGATACGGTCTGGGCTGGAGCGCAGAACCTTTGCTGCGTCGATCGCGCTGCCGGTTCCCTCAGAGATATTCTTGAGAGCCGCTGTAACCATAGCGTCTTCTGGCGTTATCCCGTCAACCTCCCGCAAACGGTAGCCAATCATTTTAACATTCTGTGACGGATCTTGCTGAGAGATCCGCTTGGCAAGGCCTAGCCTTTGGTGTCCGTCAGCAATGAACAAGCGACCATCCGCATACTCATAGATAGTAACCATGCCACCCTTAATAGGATCCCATTGGGTTACACCCTGGAGCCGATCGGTAACGCCAAACTCGTCGCCACCCTCTTTAAACTGGAATGTCTTTGCATCGACGCCAATATCATTAGGATCAAACTCGTCAACGATACCGCCAATGTTTGTCGCTCGGTTCACATTCTCCGGCAACTCTACAGGCGATGATGGGATCTCAGATACCTTGGGAAGCTTGCCGTTGGTAAAAGCAATCTCTGCCTCTGTTAAACGCGCGTTGTGCTCTATGTCAGCGGCCTGAGTTTTAACCAGGGGAGTGCTTTCTGCGGCTGAGGTGTAGACATCTTCAAGCGCCTCGGCACTCACTTGCGTTGGAGATTTCCGACCTGTTGCCCGGTTTAGAACCTTAGCGCCCTGCCTTAGCTGCTCTGCTGTAAGCTTGATGGTGTCTCCGCCAATCTTAATTGCAACAGGAAACGCGCCACCAATAAGCGCAGCCGTTCCGACATTGTTGCGGAACTCTTCCCAGCCATATTCCAAGCCTAAGCTCTTGTACCATGCGGCGACATCGGGCTGCTGTATTGCTTCAACGGTAGCGTTCACAGCTGCCTCGCGGAAAGCTAGACCAATAAGGCCTCTACCTTTTGCTAGAGAGCCACCAGGAATCAACATAGCAGCCTGGTTTATTGGGTCAGTTGCAAAAAACGCCGTACTCCCGACAAACCTGGCAATCGTTTTACCTATGCCTGGGGATCTCGATGTAAGCTCCGCTAATTCGCTTTGCTCAGTAAAGTGTTTGTCACGCGCAGCCTGCACCCAAACATCATCACGATCTGGATCAAGAACAGAAACAACAAGCTCTGGAGGTAGTGCGTCACGGTTTGCACGAACATAGGTTTCAACTTGCCGCGCTTCGTAATCATATCTGCCCTTGCCATAACGGTTCATAGCCTCGCCAGACAGAATAGCAAACACATTAGGGTTTAGATAAGAGGCTGGGTTTTTAAATGACTTGCCAGTAATGCTTTCGATCTCAGCAACGATCGGCTCCCAGGTGTCTTCAACATAAAGCTCAGGAGCGGATCCGCTTTGCATCTTAACGGCGTCAAACGATTGCTTGACGTTTTCGATATACCCACCTTCGGGCTTGCTGCGGCGAGGAACAGTTGCAAAGGAGGTGGGGTTTACTTCATCTCTGAGATAGCTACTCATTACTGGCCCCTCAACTGCACGGCTTCATTTCTAATTAGATTGAATACACCTCTTTTTGTAAACTTATTGCTTCCCTCAGTCTGCCGAATAAAGTCCCGTACGCTTTCGATGTCATTTAAATCAACATCGCTGCTACTTAAATCTTGCGCCAGATCCGAAATAATAACCCGCTCGCTCCTGCCCGCTCCGTAACCGCCAGATTTTTTAGTGCCCCCAGCTTTGCGCGAGGCGCTAACAAGGTCTTCCATAGTAAATGTTATATCAATGTCAGAGGTGTCCGTCAGCATGGCATATTCGCCAGCCCCGTACTCACCTTCAAAAAGACCATAAACCATTTGGCCGTTTCTTTTGCCTAAGACCTGTATGCTATACGTCTCGTTCTGGAACTTCTCGAAAACCTCTTCATCAATAACGCCATCTGCCGCTATATCATTAAAGTTTTCATAGCTAACATTTTGTATAGCATCGTTAATTTCATCTGAGGTGCGGTTGTATGGTATAAGAGTGGGCTTGCCGGAGACCTCTTGAACACCACCAGTGCTTGTCTGAGTGTTGTAGCCGGAAGCTACAGAAACAGCCTCAGACCATAGATCTTCATCGAAATCCTTGCTGACACGGCGAGAAAGAACTTCGGCATAGTAAGCTTCAGCAGTATCTCTGATATTCTTTTTAAGCTCTGCATTAACCCCGCCAGGCAAGTTTTCATACGCCGTTCCCAACACCTTGAACATCTCTTCTTTGACTAAGGCTTTGTCAGCCCCGACAAGCGGAGAACCATTCTCCTCGATTTCAACGATACCATTTAAAATAATCTCAGCCTGATTGAGCAAGCCATCCTGCATAAGCCCTGCGACATGCGCAGTAACAGGAGCATTGGGCGCAATCTGAGCCATAACGTCAGGAGCGTAATCTCCAAACAGCTGCGTAATGTCATTGATTGCCTGCATCTTCTCAACAGCCGTACCTTTGTTCATCCTTGGCGCATAATCCGCAGCCTCGGACGGACGGAGGATCTTTAAGGGACCAGAAAAGTTATAGTGGCCTTGAGTTTGTATTGCAGCCAAGATTCGGCCTTGAACGCCGGTTTGATCCTCACCTGTCTCTTGCGTTTGCTGTATCGCTTCTGGGGTCAGGTCTACCGGCTGAACTTTTACAGCGCCTGTTTTGGAAGCAAACCCTATAGGATCGTCTGCTAGTTGTTTGTCCATATTGGCGCGGAAGCCCCGCAGGAAATCCAGGCCTAGCAACTCCCTAGCTTGAAGACCTGGCCCACCCATCGTGTCGCCGGTCTCAAGGCTCATTATCATACCGTCGAGATCTTGAAGATTCGTGACAGTTTTGATTGAGGAAGAAAGATCCTGTATGTACTGAAGGTCAGCCAAGCCCTCTTGGAGCTCTGTGGCCTCGATGTTGTCCATAAATGGAACAACCCGGGAAACTAAATTTTCCAGATCAGCAACTCCGTTACCAGGCAAAGTCCCGCCATCTTGGAGTATCTTTGTGTAAGCTGTAATCTGTTCGCCGGTTTTCTTGCCAACCTGTTTATTAACGCGGATCTGTTTTTGCTCTTCCGCAGAAGCCGCGTCGATAAACCCAGCGCCAGTGCCAAGAGATTGCAGGATCTGGGCCTGCGTTTGCAAGGGAAGCTTTTGGAGAAGAGCAAGTTGCAGCTGGTTTTTGCCTGCTAGGTTTGGATCATTGTCCCGAATAGCCAGGCGAATATTCTCAAGGTCACGGCTTGGAGTGTCACTGTTTTGGATCGCTTGCATTACATTGCTAGTTACCGCGCCGGTAATAACCGCAAGCTCTTGCTTCTTTAATGCGTCTGGATTGCCTAGTCCAAGCTGCCCCATGCGAATACTATCAACGCCAAAGTTGGAAGCGATCAAGTCAAACTCAGCTGGTGAAGTTACAGCGGCCAGGTTCTGCATGGTTGACTGCGCACGGGCTGTGCGGGCTGCTGCGTTGGCGCTCTCTATCTTTTGGTCGATCGTGTTGCGCAACGAAAACCGTTGGGTCAATTCCATTTGGTTGAAGCGATCCGTCAGAACACGCCGGGCCTCTCGGTCATTTACATCTTCAAGAAGCTTCTCGCGCGTAGACCTGCTTGCCTGAGACCAAAGGCCTTCCTCTTCTTTCCCGCCTTCATTGAAGACATTGCGAAGCTTGCCGGTTTCGATCTTTGACAGGTTTAAAGCCTCTTGGCGTAACGCCTCTTCGCCAGCCAAAAGCTTTTCATTGATCTGCGTTTCACGCGCAGCCTTGTAGCGCATTGCCGTAAACTCGGCAGCTTGTCCTATCACCGCACCAGTTATAGCACTCTGAGCCTGCGCCTGCTGTACAAAAGGTTGTGCGCTTGCCCTGGTCCTAAAGCTACGACCAGGAGCTTCGGAGGTCATTTGCGATCCGGCTGTGTATGTAGGAATTCTCATGTACCGGCTCCGTTACGTTGTCTTGAATACATTGCTGTTATAACCCACCTTAGCCGCTTGCCCAAAGCTTGAGATTAAGCTTGCTGTGCCCTGCGCCCTCATTGCTGCTGCGCCTGCACCCGCCTCCATGCGGGACATTTGCGCAGTAAGCTTGGCGTCTTCCTGGGCATCGTTGATCTGCATGTTAGTGACGTAGTTGTTAAACTTATCAACCGTTATCTCATACTCAAGTTCTCTAGCGTTCTCACGCAACACCTCCATTGGAGTGCCCTGAGCAATGTCGATACCGGCATACGCAAAATTTGCCACAACCTCGCCCTGCACCTTGCGAAACTGCATCCGCTTTCGCGTGTTAGAGATCAACGTATTATTGTTTATGATCGTGCGCTGGTTTTCTAAGAGGTTTACATCGCGCTCGATGATCTGTGCGTTAAACTCACCGATACGCTGTTGCGCAGCGGCTGCACGATCTGCGGCAGACTTCTCGTTAATGCCGCCTAATATTGACAGGCCCATTTGTGCAATGGCTAATTCTATAGACATTTTGCGTACCTCTCATAGTCAAGACCGTCAGGCCCATACTGTTTCATCAAGCCCTCGCTTTGAAAGCCCAGAAACTTAACCAACCTGTGAGCCTCAATAAAGTCATGCCGCACAGAAGTCTGCATCCTTCTCGGCTTCAACCTTTTAGCCATAGAGTGGAATTCCCGCCAAAGTGCGCGTGAGGTTTTCATCTTCTTTTCCTTAATAGCCTCGGTGGGAATTATCCAAGCCTCGACAACACCATCCCAAAGCTCCGCCATTCCAGCAACAGCGTAAACCACTCCGTCCTCTATCAAAGCAAACCCACGCCCAGGGGCGGTAAACGCATCTAACGTGCTTAAAACGTACTTTACCTGCATATCATTCTCTTTCGTAGCGTTCTTAGCTGCGTGTAAAACGTGCGATCTGGTAAGTGTTACTGCCATCATTTGTCAAACGTGTTCATGCGTGGATACAGGGCCAAAATAGTAAGCGGCAAGGGTTGGGTCTGCTGTAAGTATATCCTATCATCGTCATTAAACCCACCCTGGAATTCAATATCCTTGTCGCCAGTAAACAAAGGCACAGCTTCATCCATAGCCATTGAGCTATCGCGGAAGAAAACGCGGTCTATTTCACCGGCATCATTTCCGATTTCAACGCCAACAGTTTCAAACAATCGCATTGTAATACCGTGAATTCGTTTGGGTTTACCTTGGGAAGTGCCATCTTGAGACCCGCTTTCAAGGCGCAAGGTCTGCATACTTGATGTATAGCCATACCCAATCGCCGCGCTGGTAGAGGGGAAATCTAGTGAGATCGCACCGCCGGATACAGTTTTATCAGGGTGGCTTGCACCATTAGCCAGGATAGAAACATCGTCGCCTTCCAGGTGATACATTGCGCCAAACCCAGATACTGCGCCACCGGCATACACAAGCCCGCTATCGACAAAAAACGCAGAAGTTGTATCACTGCCAAAGTCAAAGTCCTTCATAACCTCAACATAACGCATTGTCTGACCGTTGATCGTGCGCTTAACAATCATGTAAAGCTCGTCGTTGCCGGTGTCTGTTGGAAGCGTTGAGATGCTTTCTACAACCGCCTGACCGCCATTAAATGCGCCGCCGATTACATGCTTGTGCCAGGCAACAACAGCCTCTTCGCGGCGATACGTTAAGCCTAAAAGTGTGCCATCGGCACGGGTACACCAAACAATATTTTCTGGCTCTTGCTGGTAAGCGAACCCTTCAATGCCGCCCTCAGTAATATGCTCCGCCAAAACAGTTATATCAGGCGCTTGATAGCCAGATGTATTAACTTCACCAACATACTTAAACTCACGAACCTTTCGATTGCCGCGTTGCAAGAAAAGCGTAACATCCGCAACCTGGACAGGCTCGATATTTGCAGAACCATAGTTGGAATACTTGCGGATCTGAGTAGTTGTTGGACTGATCGGACCATCGTTTGTTGTTGTCAGGACGTATTCACCGCCCGAAGTGCCTATTGTAAGCACCCGTGTAGCCGAAAGATAACGAATACTATTCACCTGGTTTGATGCAATAGTGTAGATCAACGCATCATCGGCACTGGTCCCGGTGTGAAAGTTTAAATAGTCAGCGCTTTTTGAAAACCACAACGTCTGTGGATTGTTATTCGTTGCTGCAAAAACCAACCGCTGCTCAAAGAAAGTAACAACGCTAGGATAGTTGTCAGTGCTGGTGAGAACTGGCGTAGTGTTCTCGTTAATCGTAGGAGTGGCAAACGTCCAAGCATTGTGATTGGTGCGGGATAATGTACGGACAGCATAGCTGGGGTGCGCGAAATACATAACATCCGCAGACTGAGCAAAGCGTAGATTAAAAATGTCAGCAGCAGCATACGGCGTTGTTTGCTGGTATATCTCGTCAGTAGACCCGCCAGAAGTGTAGGCCGTGTAATTGGTTGAATCAATGTCATTGCCAAACAGATCTTGCAGCGAATAAGTATTTGATGTGCTGTTGGCAACAATGTAGTTGCGACCGTTTAGCTCAGTCATGCCGCCTACGCCATCCAGGTAGATTTCATCACCGTTGCTGTAGCCGTGGCTGCTGCTCGTAATAACAACAGGGCTTGCATTAGTTGCACCCGTAATGCTCTTTGCCGATCCTGTCAAAACTTGCAACCCGTCGCGGAAAACCCGCATGTACTGATCGCCAAACTCTAATATATAAGTATCAGAGGTTTTGAACTGAAAGGGGATTAGCCGTGTCTTGACGGAGCTATCCTTGACAGCGCCCAGATACTCTGTGCCTGGTCTGCGTGTCAAACCCCCGTGTGGCTGCACAATCATATTGCTCAAGTCAGATAACCCAGAGCGATACTTTTCAATCTCAATACGGCCCTCAAGGCGCGGAGAGATCTCGCCAGATGTAAACGTGCTGATCGCTGGGGCAGAACGAGCCATTTAGAACCTCGCCTCAATAAAGTCACTAGCTTCAATCCGCTCTGGCGCGCCTTCTGTTGCGTCCTCGAAACGAGCATCCTTTAGCTTACGATCGAAGTCAGCCGCAGCAATTTGCCGAACAGTAGTTGATCCGGTGATTGCATAGGAAACTTCATAGGCCAGGCGGGAAGCCAAGACCTCAATCAAACCGGCGTCATATTGTTGCGGGTCGGTAATACGAGCAACGTACTTTATCTTTGCTGTGTTTTCATCCGTAAGGAGTTTTCGCCCCTCTATGATAAATGGAGGCGTGTCGCTGTTGCTGCGCATGTTGTCATACGGGAAAGTCATCGAGCCATTGCTGAACTGTAGCACACGCAGGCAGTATGGATCAGACGGTAACGCATACTGACGGGCATAACCGTAGACAGGCGCAGCTGTTTCTTGCGCAAGCTCCGCTCTTCGTATCAAACAATTCCAGGGGTGAGACCGAAACACGCTGTCCCGAACTGCCTCATAACGCTGATTAACAATCCTGGCTGGCTTACTGTTCTCGCCAAGGGACGTAATGTTAGAAGCACCTAAAGAGTTTAGGGCGTAATTGGCAATATCTACAACGCTGGTCATCAGCTCTCTCCATGTGAAAGAGGGGGCGGCGAACCGCCCCCGACTTTATTACTCTTCGCACAAGACCTCTACCACCTTGGTCTCTTCCATGCGTGTCGCACCGAGAGTCTGGCAGTAGTAAACTTGAGTCGCATAAGACTTGTCTGCACGTTCATCAATGCGCGCTGTAGGCTCTTTACCCATAGCGACTTTGATACCGTCTTCAGCCCATGCGAAGCAGCGACGATCGCTTGACGCATCAACACCCAAGCGGTTTGAAACAATAAAGTTGAACCCAACAAATGTGTTGATTTCACCCATCGCCAAAGCTTTTACAGTGTTGTAATCGCTAGAAGTTACTGTTGTGTTGTTCAGCAAGTCAGTGACCTGCTTAGGAGACACAGCAATATAACGGTTGATTGAAGGGTCAACATTGCCCGAGTCCAAGATTTCTTTTGCTTGGATCAGCTTGGCAAGTGTCAAGCCCGAGGTGGCCGCAGCGATTTGATTGTTTGTTGTGTCAAACGCTGTTGTTGTGCCGCCATCTTTGCCTGTGAGCGAGTCGCCCAAGGCCGCAGTGATGATAACATCATCCATCGCACGGCCCATAGCAGCAGCAGCTGCACGGGAGTATGTGGATGTCGGGTCAACAAGCATACGAACTTTGTCCTGATCGTCGATCAAGTCAGCATATTCGTAGTCTGACATAGTTACCATGCGCCGTGAATGTGGCGTGTCGATAAGCGGAGTATCCGCGTGACGGGTTGTACGCAGCTGTGCTGCCGCTGCACCCACTTGGTCGAAGAAAGCTTTTTCGCCGTTTACAGATTCGACATCTACCGCGTTGCGCAGCAGAGAACCCATTTGCTGTGACAGCATCTGGATGTTTGACGAAAACTGATTGACGAAAGCTGTAGTTACTTGAGTAGACATTGTGTCATTCCTTAGCTTTGGTTCAGTTTATGTTACTGCGCTCGGTTATCTCCTAAGAGGCCTTGCTGCTGCTTAGGGCAGCTAATCCACCTGACACACAGGTTTGTTGGCGTGGGCCTATCGGTTATCCACTAAAAGTATGACCGCAAGTGCAGAGCCTCTTCTATGAAGCTTTGGTGCTCTGGATGATGCCGGTCCCAATAAGGTGTCTTAGGTGAAACAATCTCATTGTAACGCTGTTTAGCATCTCCTGCGCTCATAACAACATCGGTCGGTTCCCCGACCAGAGCATCTTCCCCTATCATTTCTGCTATGCGGGAAAATGCCTTAACAATGGCAGGATGATCGCCTAGAACGCGACCGTCTGACAACTGTATTTCATCGAATATTGCAGTGTCGCCCATAACTGTGCGGGCAGCAGCTTGAGCCTGGGTAAGCCTTTGCTCAAAATACTGGCCGAACTCTTGGCGCAACTCCTGCTCACCGTTGAACCTGGCTTCCTCCACACGTTGAGATAAAACTTCCTGGCCCTCTCGGACCTGGTTTTCAAAATAATTTGAAATCTTCTCAGCCTGTTTGTTAGATAAGCCAATCTCGTAAGCTGTATTTTTGAAAGTTTCAAACGTCTTATCGTCAAAAACATCTGCCCTTTCAAGGGTATACTGGTTCGGATCTTCTGGAGCGCCAAGCTTTTGATATAGGCTATGCCATTCTTCATCCGTTGCTGACTTGCCGGGTATCGCCACCTTGTCAGCGCCAATAAGCTTTTGAGCATTTAGGTGAGTTTTAGCAAAGTCGTTCAATGTTTCCCACTTGTTAATAAGTGGATTTTGCCGATACGTTTCATCAAGACCGTCTAGCCAGTGGCTTTCACTAACAGGCTGCGCAACAGGTTCAGCCGCAGCTGCCTCCATTACAACGGGTTCCGCGACTTCTTGAGATCCTGTATCTAGGGTTGTCTCTTCGTTCATTTGATTTCCTGTTCGGGACTGCGTTCTTCGGCCAACATTCTGACGATAGTAAGCACTGCTGCTCGTTGACCCTCTGCAAACGCTGATTGATGTGGATCGCCAGAAACAAAAGTGGTTGTCTCAAAGCTAAACCGCTTTTTGAGATCACCTAAAACCTGCGCGCCATCATCTGTCCCAAAGGTCCGACGATAAGCTAACTTTAATTCCTCTACCTTGTTCATACCTGACCGCGCTCCCTAGCTGTTGAGATAGCCTCTGCCATAGGCGCGACCTTCTGAGCCTGCTCTGCAAGCATCATTTCCTGCTGTTGTTGTGCTTGCTGGGCTTGAGCTTCCGCGCGCTGACGCCGCAGATCGCTAACTTCCGTATCGCTGCGAATAACACGCGCTGGAATACCAGTCGTTTCGACCAGGTACTGCACAAGCTTATCATCATCGAGATAATCCATAACAGGAGCAATCTGCTGCATCTGCAACAACACCTCAAAGCCACGCAGCATAGACTGCAAGTCAGTCATCTTCTGCGCCTTAGCCAGCGGAGAAACATACTCAATATCAATGTCTTGGCCTTGTAGCTCCTCCGGGGCAGGCGGGAGGAGCCCAGACCGAAGGAGCAGTGCAAAGGATCGAGAGATTAGCGGTTGCAGCAACTCGGCCTGGAGCCTACCGAGAACTGGCCCAAGTAGCCGCATTTTCTCTTCATTCCTCTGCAACACCTCTGTTGCGGTCATGGCTGGGCCATTAGACATCAACAGCTGATCCACAAAGAAGGACTGACGAATTGCATTGCGGCGCTGCTCTTCCATGTTTAGGCCAAGCGGGTTGTTCGCGCCAATCTGCAACGGCTCAAGACGATCGCGTGTGCCGGAGCGGTAGAAGTTTAAAGCGCCAGGTGTTGTACGCACCGGCAGCATAAACCCATCGTCGGGAACCATGAGGGGTGGATCAATCTGTTTCTGAGCAGCACGGATTGTGGTCTCAGACATCTTGTTCAGCATCTTGGTATCAGGCAGCGCGTTCATTGCAGGGCTTCGACCATACGTTGAGACGCTATCCTTTACAAAACGAGTAACCATAAACGGGAATTCATCAAACCCGCTCTCGGAAAGAAGCTGGCGAGTGTCTGCCGTATAGTAAACAGAAGCAATCGGCTTGCTTTTCTTGGCCCGGCCCTTGGCGTCAGCGCGCGGATAAGCAACATGAATGATGGAATGTTCTTTATAAGGCTCTTTCTCTAAGTCTTTTTTGATCTCTTTAGGGCAGTTTTCCTCACCAAATTGCATAGCAATGGCCCGCGCAGTCAGTTTGAACTTGCGATAAACAGTATCAACACGGCCCTCGGCGTTCTCAGAGATGCAAATCTCAGCGATATGACGCGAAGAAAAACGCAAACCATCGTCTGCACCCTCGACGTAAAACGCAGCTGTACCAAAAACAACGAGATCATAATACAATTCGTGGATCTCTTGTTGAAAGTTAGAGCGATGAAATGCCTGGTACATCTGATCTATAGAGGTTTCTAGCCATTCGTTTGCCGCGTCACTCTGTTGGAGCATAGGGTCACGGAAACGCATAGAAAACCAGGGGGTACTAGGGCTGGTCAACATGCCATGAAGGCTTGAAGCAAGCAATTCAACAGCATGAACGGCTGTACCATCGTACAAAAGCTCTGTGCGCTTGTCGCCTTGGGTGCGTTTCTTGGTAATGTCAGCTTTTCGCGGCAGCATATAATCTGCCAACTCCTGCCAATGGCTTTCCCATTGGGAACGCTGAGACTGCAAAGTCTTATATCTGCTGTCTAACTGAGCAACCATTGGCAATACCTGGGCCATTATGCTACCATCCCGTAATTGTTCATTAAACTTTTGCGCTTTTTAGGCTTGTTGCCGCCCTCAGTGCGACCAGACATGCGCTGATTTAGGCGCTCGATCGGATCAACAGAGGCAGCTTTATTCATCTTTGCAGGCTGTGACGAGCGTTTTCCCATCTGCCCAGCAATGTTTTTTGGCTTTCGGTTCATCATGCGATTAACCCCTGGCCTACAAGGCCACGCCGCCTACGCAGCATTGAAGTGCCCGTGTCACTAAGAAGACCCGAAACTGTGTCCTGAATACCCTGGGCGCTTGTTAGTATAGTGGAGCGGCGACCTTTTTCATAGAAACTAATAGCCTCGTCTTCCGCCGGTCCTTGTGACTGAGTAGTGGCAACAACAGCTTCAGCAACGCCACCAGCAGCCGTTCCCGCGCTGGTTGTGGTTGTTCCGCCAGTAAGAACGCCACCCGAAGTTGTTGTGCCTGGAGTAACTTCAACAGTAGCCTCGCCGGTTTTAGTTTCAACCTCTGTTATTTTGCCTTCCCCGCCAGTCTCCGTTTTAACTGTGGTTCCAACAACTTCCTCAGCAACGATTTCTTCCTCTGTGGTCGTTTCTGCTGTTTCGAGTACGGTTTTTTGCACTTCAACAACATCATTAATGGTTGTATCCGCGCCACCAGTAGCACCGCTAGTGTCCACCACCGTTGTATCTGTAGCAGCAGTATCAACAGCAGGAACATCTGGAACAGCCACTGCTTGTGGCGGGGGCTGGTTCATCAAAGAATTGGTAACAACAGCCGTTGTAACGCCGACAACGCCCGCCGTGATTGCCGTTGCCCCTAAAGCAGTAGCTACCGCCGCGCCACCCAAGCCCGCTAGAATTGGAACAAAGATTGCCATTTTCTATCTCCTACGCCGCAAATGGATCGTAATCCATCAAAGCTTGCCTCTGAGGCGCTCTACTATCGCCCCTACTCTCTCTAAGACCAACAGCCAGATACCGAAAAGCATCCGCGCAGTGGCTCGACCAATCGTGAACAGGTGACGCACGGAACGTCCTAGACCGCTCGTTATACGCTCTATGGTACTGACGCAACGCCTCCAGAGCATGTTTGCACTTCTCACGATCAAACCATACACGGGGAATAAGAAGTTTAGCCGCATGAAGTCCATCCTCCACCGGCAGCTTCGGCACTACTCTGAAATTCAAACCAAGATCCCAAGCCACTTCTCTTCTACTCTTACCAGATCCCAACTCCCTCACCTCGATGTCGTGAGGCGCATTGTGATCGCCATACAAATACCGCTTTGTGCTAAGAACCTTGCAATAATGCGGCAGTCCCTCGCCCCTCGCTTCGTAGTAATCTATCACATGTATAGCACGACCAACAGTCTGTGTGAAGAAAATTGCTGTAGAGTCCCCAACGCCAAGATCCCACCAGGTGTCAACCTTAACAGAAGGATCATACGGAACATTGGTTATCCGACCCTCCAACTGAGAAGCCTCAAGCTCCTTGCCAAAGATTGCACCGGGCACATTCGCGTTCCAGCTGCACTCAAATTCCTGCGCATACTGATCCGCGCTCATCATATCCCGAGCAGCTGTTAACTCTTCATCATCTAAGATCCCAGTCTCACTAGCCTTGTACACAGCAGCTAACCAATCATCATTAGCAGCCGCCTGCTCATAATAATCAAAGAAAGCATTGTGACCCTTCGGGGTTCCAACGAAAATACAAAAGCCCTTATGATCCGAAAGAGCAGGACGCAAGATCTCTGGAAACACGCTCTCAGGCATGTCAGCAACCTCGTCCATCACACAACCCATAAGATAGATACCACGAAGACTGTCAGGGTTCTCAGCGCCCAACAAGCTAATCCTAGCCCCGTTAGGCAGGTCACAACGCAATTCAGTCTCATGGAACTTAACGCCAGGTATCTTGCCAGCAAACTGTTTTATATAATCCCACGCAACATTCTTCGCCTGCCTATAGGTGGGTGCCATGTAGGCATACCGGGGGTTCGGCTTATCAGACATTAACGCATGGCGCAGTATATGATTAATCGCCCAAACAGTTTTGCCAAACCTACGGTGACAAACAACAACGCCCCAACGCTTCTCCTGCATCTCATCGTGCAACGCCAGCTGCAATGGCCTCGGCTGATAAGGGATCTCAATGTGCATCAGTGCCTAACCTCCGGCTCAGGGAAATCAACTATCTCAAGCTTCTCCAAGATCTGCTCGTAAATGTCTATAAGCAACACAGCACTCTCAAGCCGTGAGGCCTCCGTAGAGCCGCCTACAACGCCCTCTCGTAGCACGTTGATGTGAGACATGAGGGCTAGGCTATCGTGGTTCATACAGGGCTCTCAGAGTGTGTGAGGGTACTATATGGGCAGGTATTATATATAGGTAGAAAGTGCGGGCGGTTTTGGGGGAGGGTGGGGGGTCGGCATTGCCAGAATTTAACATAATACCGCTGGACCAGGGCCGCGCCAGGCAGATCCTGCAAAAATTTAACATAATGGCTATTATGCGTTTTAGCTGTTCCGCTTGATGCGCCGATCGGGCTCCTCGCGCGCGTAGCTCGGACACGCAGGATGTAAGGTCGATCGTTCTTCACCCCGTTCCTCAATGCTTCACCACTTCCTTCTCGCCTGCCTTCATCGCCTGATCTGCTGGTGATACTTCCAGGTCATTACCTGCCCAGCTGATTGTGAAGCCTGCGTTTTGTGGTTGGTCTTCTTTCTTGTCTCTGATGCCGAATGGCTGGTTTCGTGCGCTTGTCCATTTGAGCGTGTCTATCTCTAGGCGTCTGCGTTGAACCTCTGCATTGAGCTGGCGCGGGTCTACGTTCTCGGGCAGCGGAGACATTGCTAATCCGTTCAGCTTGTCTGCATAGTATTCAGCCTGGAGTATCCTGCCCTTGCGGTACATCTCCCACATTTCGTCGCTGTCCTGCACGGATCGCGTGATCGTGCGATAAGATGGCAAGCTCTCGTCCTTGGCTATCTCTACCAGGGTCTCACCTTCTGCCAGTCGATCGCAGATCTTTTGCATAACTTGGACTGTGACCTTCTTTGCTGGCATTGTTGCTTCCTAGTAAAAGCGCCCCGCCCGAAGGCGGAGCTAGTTGAGGTAACTCACAGGTGGAGCGAGTACGCTCATACTAGACCAGGTAGGTCACTTAATCAAGCTTGGCTGCATTGTTAGGCCGAAGGCCGTAATTTTTTTCTTCCCTACCTATTGACAGCATCTGTCAAGGTCATTATATAGGTCTTGTAAGAGGTAACAAAACAAGGAGACAAACAATGAAACAGCAGTTCCAGAAAGCCTTTAACGCTTTAGAGAAGATCGGTTGTCCTGTTATCGAAGGTTGGGATGATCCTGACGAGTTCGTTATCAGCGGCGAAAAGAATTACCCTGTTTGCTGGGCTGACTATTACAACGAGTTCCCAGGTGGCGCAGATGACTTCGGCGTTAACAACAAGATCAACAAGATCTTGGACAAGTATGGCTTGATGGCCGAATGGATCAACCCTGGCGTTTTGGGTGTTTGCGAGGCTTGATTTAGCAGTGCGTCTTTCGGGGCGCATCACTAAACCAAGAGGAGATTGGGATGGCTAAGATACAAAAAGATGCTGCTATGTTTGATTTGTTCGACAACGGCAGCAACAGCCAGGCTGGTGAGCGGCAGACTGACATCGAGGATATTATCTTCGAGAAAAGCTTGTTGGCTTTGGTTCAGTCTGGTGACGAGGCTGGTCAGCAAGCCTGGAGCGATGCGGCGAAAGCCGGTCAAGTAATGCGGATTTGTTAGGAGGAAAGAACATGGCGAAATCAATACAAGCACAGGCAGCGGCCCAGATCAAAGCGAAGATGAAAGCGGCTGGGTTCAAAGCCAGCGTCAGCAGTTTTAGCGCGTCTATGTGCAACGGTGTGCGGATCTATTGCGACGAGTCTGACTTGGCCAACAAGGAAAAGATCAGCGACATTTGTATGCCTTACCAATACGGCCACTTCAACGGCATGGAAGACATCTACGAATATAGCAGCATGATCCCAGGCTTGCCCCAGGTTAAGTTTGTTCAGATCAGTTATGTTTAATACAGCCATGCAGTATGAATTAACAAAGTTTGACAACGAGTACGGCGTTAAGGTCTTCAAGTGGGACTTTGACAGCGTGGAAGATCTGGAAGAGTTCTTTATCCAGAAGCTAATCGGCAGCCCAGGCATGGCAGGTAAAGCCACCAAGGCGATCGGCAAAGTTCTTTTAATGTGGGAGAAGTAAAATGAAAGAGATCATAGGAGACCTGATCGGCGTGTTGTGCCTGTTCGGAATTGGCTACGGATTGCTGTTCATTCCATTCCTGTTCCAATAATAACCCTAAAACATGCCTGAGAGCCACGGAGAGAGCCGCTAGATGCTGCTCTCTCTTTTTTATGACCCGACATAGCTAAACGCAGCTACCGCTCTTCTAAACGGCTAATTAAACGATCAAGGTAATACCTGCACTTGCGCAGATCCTCGACGCCGTTCTTGCTTTTCCAACGCCAAAGGTACTTGAAAGCATTTTGCCAGCAATACCCGTCATGCAAATCTGTTGGCAAATCAGATGCAGATCCCTCAACCATCGCAGCCATTGCGTCGATGCACTCAATCGAAGAGCTTGCGTAGTGCTTTGGCTGGTCAACAGGGTCAAACTTCGCGTTCATAGTAATCCTCAATTTGTTGGCAGAACTGAGCCTGCTCCATTGGTGGTAGTTGGTCCAGGTGCTTTACAGCCTCAAGAAAGTTTTGATGGCTTAACTTTTTGCGCAGCAGCCTGATAGTTTTTTGCATACGAAACGCCAAAGGATCGGCCCGCGCAGCCTTTCCAGCTGCTTTGTACTGCGGTGACATTTTGGTGAGCATCCGCTTTATAGCTATAATGTTATAGTTATTAATAGAGTTATTTACTGCTGTGTTGTTATTAACTTCACTGTTATTAACTTTATAGTTATTAACTATACTGTTATTTCGCCCTGGCGGGCTCTCGTTAGAGTACAGCCGTTTGCGCATCCGTCAACCCCCTTTCTAATAAAGCTTCTTTCGCTGCGGTTTTGCAGCCCGGATCTTCTCCAGGCTGCGCTCGTAAATCGGACGCCAGCAACTCTCCTGGCTGCTACAGATTAGGGTTTTACCATCGCCCAGGATCACCCATCCGTCCAGGTTGTAGTCGTGCTGACGCCCGCATGTCAGGCATGAGACAGGCCGGGGCTTACGCTTTGCCAACGACCGCCCGCCACTTCACGCATGTCTTACCATACTTAGTCTGGCCTCGATCCTCAGAGATCTTAACCAGGTTGTCATTCTTTAGCTCGCTTAGACGCGGCTGCACCGAGACATAAGGGATCTCTAAAGCTTCCGAGATCTGTTCTGTTGTCATTGATTGCGGAACCATGCGCAGAAAACGCAGCACCTTTGCTCGAACCGTAAGCAGATGCTCTGCGTTGATCGCCTGGCGGCTGGTCTCTGTTGATTGGTATCCGATACCTTCGCTTGTATAACCCATGTTGTTACCTTTCGTTTTTATGTTTTGCCTTGCCCATAGAGGGCGATTAGTAGGGCTTCCGCCCTATGTTCATCCTTCTTTCGCTTTAGCTGAGAGGATAAATCTGGGAACCACTGTTGCGCCATGCGCCGCGCGCTATCCTTGTCTTTCGGCAGGTTCATTGACTTTTTCCAGACCGCAGGCCTGATCGCAGTGTATGGCTTGCCGGACAAAGCCGCCGTGGTCATTATCTGCGCAAAGCCATATCCTAGCTTGAATACTGACACTACACCCTGGCGGGGCATGGCCTGTTGAGCCTCGATGTAAATGTGCTTTACACTTTCAACGCTCTCGATGATGTCGAGCAATGCCCGCACATCAACACCGCCCTCGCTGTACACTGGCAAATCATGCACCTCTGCCCAGCCCTCACTAATAAGCGCAACGCCGCCGGTGCGATAACCGCAGTCAATCCCGATCGTGACGCTACTTGTAAAAGTCATTAGGTGACACCTCGCCAAGAGAGCTTTCGCTTATGATACGCATAAACTTCGGTGAAGGGATCATCTTATCCTTGTGATCCGCTGGCAAGCACCACCGGCGCACGACCGTTGCATGGCTTGCGCCAAGTTTCTTAGCAAGCTGCACATAGCTTAGATTCTTCTTTTTTCGCCAATCGTCCAATTGCATAAAATTTCCCCTTGCATTGTCTCGTGCTGTTAAATAGTAATAGACAGAAGATGTCAACACGGAGGTAACGACATGGGGTTAGATAACGATCTAAGCTGGGCGCACAAGAAGGGTTACTACCATCACAGCAACCCAAGCACCCCAGATTACTACACTTTTTTCCAAAAGGGCGTCTTGCGACCCGCCAGGTCAAAAGCAATGAAGGTTGTGAACGG